TTGAATAAAGACTGATCCTACAAATACGACGGAAATTAAAGCACTTACTAAATCTTTAAACTCCATCAATGCAAATAAATCTCTTAGTGCCATAGCAACACCACCTATCGAACACGAATTGTAGTACCTGGATGGATTAAATCCGGAGTATCAATTCCGTTAATCTCTGCCAACCACTGCCATGTAGTCCCGTAAGTAGAAGCAATACCACTTAATGTGTCTCCAGGCTGAATTGTATAGCATTCGTCACTAGTAGGTTCAGAACCATCAATGTGAATTTCCTGTTCTACATGAATAATGTCCGGATTAGAGATGCCATTAATGGCTGCTAGATGCTGATATGTCGTGCCGTATCTTGCCGCAATTCCACTCAATGTATCGCCTGCCTGTACGATGTATGTTGTGCCATCAGTCTGAACTACTGGTTGTGTGTATGCCTGTACTTGTGCTTGTACTCGTACTTGTGGCGTAGGCACTGATTGACCTGTAGCGCCAGCATAAGCTCTCCATGCATCAGCATCGCCAAAGAATAAGCTCAAGTCTAGTGGGCCACTCCAGCCGGAGATAGCACCTGAAGAAGTAAATTGATGCATAGCATAATCTCCAGAATAGTTAGGTGGATAATACGCATCCCAACCACGTGCAGCATAGTCAGGATATTCAGCCAACCAAATCCCATAGTCGCCAAGACCAGTACATTGACTAGCCGCAGAACGTTGTACATAGATCATTGGATTAATTCCAGTTAATGCTACTACATGTGCGCAGAAACGAGCAACCCAACTAGAATCACCCCAAGCAGCGTTATCTCCAGATTCCCAGTCTAATACTAGGATCGCTTCGTGCAGATATCCTTGAACGTTGTTAATGAAGAACTCCGCCTCGGCTTCAGGATTACCACCACTTGCGTAGTGATAAACGCCCAAGAGTTTACCAGCAGCCTTGGCAGACTGATAATGCTCATCACAATAAGGGTTCACGTATCCCGTGCCCTCTGTGGCTTTACAAATAACAGCATCGCAATCCAATGCCCCAGTAACAATACCGGCTTGGTGAGATGCTACGTCAACTACTCTCAACATTCTTAAGCCTCCTTCTTTGGACCGTTCAAACGAGTGAACAAGTCATTCACGAAATTAGCACCACGAGCTGTAATAATGCCCGTAAGTACAGAACCTAAGAAAGGAACCGCCAAAGGTAACCCGATAATTACAAATAGGTCTGCACCTGTTGTTGTGCAAACTAAGATGGATACTCCTAGTGAGCCAGCGATGCTCTTATTGAAACCTTCAGCAGAATATAAACGCTTTACATTCTCCCAAATTGCCTCAACCAATACTGCGATAATAATTAACTGTGCTAATGCTGCATTATTCATTTTCTTTTTTCCTCTTTCTTTCTATCTAAAAAGGCGACTTTATAGCCGCCTTAATAGCAATATTTACTTTTCTTTGTAATAATCCCAGGTATTGCCGAACCCAGGTTCATTACCTTTGTTATTGTCAATTTTTGAAATGAAGACGATACCTCTAGCGATTGCTAAATCACCTTTGTTGTAGGTTTTCTTTTCATCCCACGGATAAGCTTTCTTTTCCTTTGTCATATCTTCGTAAAGCAAAGGTGTTTTATCAGGAGTCTGTCCTTCGACTGCTGTATGGTCTGATTCAACTGCATATGGAATGCCGTTATATCCGATGCGTTGTCCTTTTTTGTATTTTTCCCCTGGTGTCCACTGATTCAGAAACACTACATACTTTTTAACTACATCAGCGCTAGCAGTCTGTAGAACATCGTTAACAAGTGGTCTAACTTCTTTAAAGTTATTTGCTTCAATATCTTTCTGCGGAACATCCGTCAAGATAAACGAAATCATGTATCCATCTTTATTCTTTGAAAACGTCATCGGCTCTGTGTACATCTTTCGCATGATGTCTTCATCATCAAATGACACATCATGGATCACGCCACTATCGAATGAGTCCATTAAGGGCTTTAAGTTTTCAAAAACCTTTCTCTGAAATGTGACAACACTTTTATTGCTGTCTTGTATCTCTGTAAACTTTTTACCGTCAATAATCATCTTGTCACCTCCTTATTTGCATTTATAGAGCAGAACATCAACACTTGCGCCAATAGGAGTATTTGCCCAACCACTAGAATTGTAAACCGTGCAATATGCTATGCCATTGACAAAGTTATATAGCGAAACACTGCATCTATAGTCTGTGTAAGCCTGTATAACACCGATTGTCTTATACCCATCTGGCGCTGTGACTGTGATGCGTACATCTTCTCTATCATTCATTGCTGCGTTAAATGTTTTTCGTGCACCAGCAGCTCCAATTCGCTTAACAAGAAATGTATCATCACCGCCAATTACCAAGCCACCTTTTGCGTATGTTCTGCCAAGTGTTGAAGTGTCACCCTCATTGTATATGCCGCATGGATTGTTTCCGTTACGACGTACCCATAGCATGTGGACGCTCGTTGTTAACTTCCCTAAAATCATAGCCCACAAGTTTCCGGTTAAAACGTACGAACGTTCGGTTCTCTGGCCGTAACTATCAGTTAAAACCAGTGTCAGTTGATAGTTCTGGTCGTACCGGTAACCACTAACTCTCTGCTTAACCGCAAAGTTATTTCCGTTCGGTGTATATGCGCAGTTTACGCTGTGGTCCTGCTCGTCTTTTAGGGTGATTGTTAATTGATTGCTTTCACCGTTGTAATATGTTCCTTTGGCGCTCGCATATCCGTCGCTAACCGTCGGATTGTCGCGTTCTGCGCTGAACTCCGTTAATGTTGGATAAAAGTATGGCACGAATGTTCCGCGCCATTCCTGGACCTTCACGAAGCCTCTGCTATCCTCAATTACAAACTGAACGTTGCCGTCAACCATTCCCTCCAGCTCTGCAGTATATTTTCCGTCGGTCAATTTTAGCGGTGTTTGCTGCTTATTGTGAACCACGTAAATATTTTTAATTGTTGCAAAGCCTCGCGTTTCTGCTTGCATTGTCAATTTCTTGCGTGACAAATAACGGAACACTTTTTCATCAGTTACTTTGTTATTGCCTATCTCTTTGACTTCTGCAGCTGTAATTATTGGGCCGTATATTTCTTGTGGTAGGTCAATAAAAAATCCAATCTTTGACGTGCCTATCATTATTGCATTGTTAGTGCCATCAGCATATGTACCTATTCCAAGATAACCATATACAGATTTTGTATTTATAGCGTACTTGATCATCTCTTCTGTAGGCTTAAATGTATATTGTGTATCAATATCATTAGTGTTTAACCATTTCGGTCCGCTGTCACCAACCACCCACACGAGTGAGTGCCGGTATTTATCAACCTTTTTATCTAATAACAAAGTAAGCGTATCTGTTCCGTCAAGTTTGACATGGTTTTTACCACCTTTCCATGAAGCACTACTTGCTCTTGGTATGTTAGGCAATACGATTGTTTCTTCTAAATAAGCATCAGCATCCGAATAGTAAAAACTTAAGTTTGAATTGATGGTGGTTGAATAATCACCATTATTGTCATGCCCAGCCCAGAAGCCACCACTTAATAGCGTTCCACTACCTCTTAGAGTTCCACCACCGCTTACAGTTTCACACCCTGTGCCAGTAAAAGTCCATGAGCCTGAATAGATATAACCAGTGTTCATTGTGTATGTGGTTTGAACATCTACCCAGTCACGATTTAACTCGACGCTGTGATACTGTGCATTTGCTCTGGCCCACAATTTATAGGTAACATTTGCTTGTCCGACTTCTTGCGTTACTTCTTTTATGACTTGCCAATCATTACTTAGTTTAATCATTTCTTAATGTCCCCTATCCAGTTAATCACTGACGCTTTAACTTCTGCGGTCTTTATCTTTCCGCCTGTGAATTCTGTTATTTCTGCGACGGTTGTCTTTGCTTCTATTCTGTGCGCTCCTGCGCTCAAATATTCCAAAACACGAAGGTATGCTAGCATGCTGTCGACTTTATCAAACTTTGCCAGTAACGTTCCGTCTGATTTTTTTACGTTGACTCCGTTTGTGTCGACGGTCGTAACCGTGTCCTCTTTGTCACTACCAATATGCAGGCCGTGTTCGTCCAGCTTCTCAGTGATTGTACTAACTGTCTTGTCGAACTCTGAACGTTGGATTGTTCTGCTGAAGCCGTCGGCTGTCTGCTGCTGCAATGTTTGCAGCTCTGTTTTTACAGAGTCGACGCCTTTGCGATTTTCCGTTGTTTGGTTGACTAAGTGAGTAATGTTTCCATTAAGTTGCTCTATCGTTGACTTGTTAGTTATTGTCAACTCAACCAGGCCGTTTAATACGTCGTCTTTCGTTGCGTCTGAATAACCGACCGTTTCATCTGTGAATATGGTTTTGTATCGCACCCATACCCATGCATCTTTTGTCTTCTCCGGTTGAGTTGCGCTCCATGCTCCACCTGTTATTTCAGTCTTGGAAGTTGACAAATAGTATTCAGGATATACCTGTTTAATTCCTCTACCTGCTTTGCCTGCTATTGATGGAGAATATACGTCTGATGTCGTCTTATCACTGTAAGTATATGTAATCTTAGTCCATAGCGTATATCCTTCATTAACAAGTGGTATATTCTCTAACCACTGCCCAGTTGGAGGTACTACAGAGCTTGTACTCGCTTGATACGTTAGCTTGGGATTACCAACAATCCCCCTACCTGCATCACCTTTAATGCCCGTCAGTTCAAATGGATCGTGTTTAATTTCAGAACCATTGGCCAATACATCTGCAAGCATGTACCACATATGCTGGCCTGCTATTGACGGAGGCTTTGTGGTAGACCACGTTGAATCTGTTTTGGATGGTTTATCTTCTGATGTTGTTTGCAGATAGTATTGCTTTGTACCCGAAACTGTTCCAGCAGAAATATTTTCAACTTGTGTTTTAATCTTGTTTGTCTCAACTTGTAGATTACCTACGTCGCCTTTTGCGTCTTCAAGATTCTTCGCAACGATTTCAAGCTTGTTAGCATCTTGATCAACTTTTACCTGGAGACGTTTGATTCTTACTTTATCAGAAACCTTTGTAACAACAGAATCAACATTCTTTAGTGCAACCTCTCCGTCAAGTTCGACAACAGACTGTGTACCTACATACTTTCGCTTAACGCTTAGCACGATACACTTGTTGCCATCATACGTGGCAGTATCACCTAATTTAATCGTATCTTTACCAAAGGTTTTTAAACTTGACATACCGTAGAATGATTGGCCATTATACTTCGCTAAAATTGCATCTGTATATGTTTGACTATCGCAATAAGAATTGTTTGCATCAATGTAAATTGTCTTTCCTGTATCGTTTCCTGAAGCAATCAAATTGACACCGTCATCATATGCAATACGTGAAATGGTTATCAGATCTGTTTTTTCAAAATCTGATGTAAATTCTATGTCATGATCAGCGGTAAAGAGATTTCTAAAAATAAGCGTGTTCGACTCGTTGATGAGTGCATTTGTACCGCTTAATTCAGCAATCCATCCAATGTAATCACGCATGATTATTGTTGTATCTATCCACTGAGTTTTTTTATTCAGTACAGTATTTGATAAACCCGTTTTATCAATGCTAACGCCAGCCAATCTAGACATCTCATCTAATTGCTGCGAGATAGTTGGATATTTATCCTTTTCATACGCTAACGAGCTCTTGTACGGCTTGTTAAACTTAATCATCACGTCATACAAATTCAGTGATAACTTTTTTGTGTATTTCTCTGGAGCTTCTTGGACGATGAATTCTTGTGTCGGAATTTCCGTACTATCAGCTTCTTTTAGATCAATCAAAAAGGTGTTCCCAGCACAATCACTAAGAACACCATCTGTATTGTTTAAATCGAGGTCCAACATCATGCTTGGCGTGTTACCCAAAAGTCTATCCTCTTGCATGCTATTAGACGAATTGAACGACACAACTAGGTCTGTTATTTCAACAGGTGTTGCAGTTCCTTTTTTTATATAGACTTTCATATTCTAGCACTCCGTTAAATCAAAGGTGTAGCCTTGGCTATAAATGCCATCACCGATAGCGATATACTTAAATTTACATTTACTGCAATACATTTTGTACGTTTTACGCCGCAGCGTTTTAATATCAAATGTTTCGACCATAAACTCCGGTGGTTCTAGCATATTCATTACTTCTGAAACCACCTCTAAGTCATCGATGGCATAGGCCAGCGCAATCTTCAACACACGAGAACGAATACGCATACGATGCATGATTCCTTTTTTAACATCGCGCAACGAACTTTCACTGTCTAGATCACCGTATTCAGGTTCAAACTTAGTCGGCGCAGGGAGATCTTTACCATCAATTTTAATTTTTATCAATTCATAATTAATCATGCTTTAACCTCCCTTTGCTAACTGTAGTTGTTTATTTCTTTGATCTATTAGTTTTAGTAATTTATCTCGGTCAATCACGATTCCTAGATTTTGTAGTGTCTCTAAGATTTCATACATTAGTTGGATAATTACTTCTTGACCATTACCGCCCTGTGATGACATCAGTGCATCATCTATCGCACGTTTGGTCTGTTCATAGATCTTACTCTCAGGCGAAACGATTTCACCTTCGTGGCGGTTATCACCAATCAAAGCTAATCGTGGAGCATTTGCTCCAACGTATCCACCTTGTGCTAGCGCTGGAATATTAGGTATATCTACTCGGAAGCCTTTACCACCGATAATAGGTACCCAATCCGGTACGGTGAAGCCTACACCGTTGATTCGATTAATTGCACCATTGACGATAGCGATTACCGCATTAATTGGTCCTTTTACCACACCTGAAATCGTACTGAAAATACCACCGAAGATATCAACAATACCCTGCCAAGCTTGTTTCCAATTTCCTGTGAATATTCCCTGGATAAAATTAATCAAGCCACCAAATATCTGTTTGATACCATCGAAAATTTGTTGTGTTCCACTGAAGAACGCCATTACGATTCCATTGATAAACTTAAACGATGAGCTGAAATTCGTTCCGAAAACTCTATCCAAGAACCCTAAGAATGTACGAAGGATTTCCTGGACTCCTTGCATAGCTTTATCAACATCTAATGTAAAGATACCAATCAAGAAATCAGAAAAGCCTTTGAACATCGAAGTTGCACTCTTCAATAACTCATCAACGAATTTGCCAAGAACCGCAAATGCATCCAACATAGCTCCTTTAATGAAATCTGCTAGTGGAGATAAGATATTGTTCCAAACCCATGCAACACCTGCTCCAATTGCTTCAATGGCAGGTTTCCAACCATTCCACACATCCACAATTGTTTTTAAGGCAATGCTTAGGACTGTTACCAAGAAATTGGCTATTGGTGCAAGTACGTTATTCCAAAGTGATAATAGACCGCTAAAGAGTACATCAACAGCTTTAACAAATACCTGTGCTAAGAAGGTAGCAATCGGTACAATGACCGTATTGAACACATCTAGCAGAAATGCGCCTAAAGGAACTAAAACGTTATTCCATAGATTGCTTAGGATGCCTAACAAGCTATCTAGTGCTGTCTGTACTAAAGCTCTAAAATCACTACTTGTCTGATACAAATAAATAAGCGCTGCAGATACTGCAGCTACAATCGCAGCGAAGAATAAAGCCGTTCCAGTTGCTGTACCAAAGACCGCTTGCAGTGATGTTAGCACTCCTTCACCGTTAGCTATACCTGTGAAGAAAGTAGAAAACCCTGTTGCTAAGGACTTTAGTGGTGCTAAAAGTCCAGTGAAGACACCTTTAATAGCACTCCAATTCTTTATGATTCCAAAAGTCGCAAATCCTGCAAACATTCCACCTAAAAGTGAAGTGATGATTACTTTGTGGTCTTTTAAAAATCCAGTAACTTTATCGAACACTCCTTTAACGCGATTGTAGATCTCATCTACTCCGCTCATGTCGATCGAGCCATCAGGAATACCTAAAGATCCAAAGTCAGCACCACCACCTCCAGCGCCTCCACCTCCTCCGGAGTCTGAGTCCTCTGAGTCATGCAATACGTTTAAATCATCGAAGCCAGCAAGAGATCCTTTTAATTTATCTGCTGCTTTACCTGCCTTACCAAGTCCAGACGTTAATCCACCTGCAGCGGCGCCCGCCTTACCTATATTGGATGCTATTGCTCCTGTAGCACCTGCCGCGCCTTTGCCACCAGTGATTAACCTTGTAAAAGCCACAAAGTAATTAGCAAGTGTCTGTAGACCCCCTAGAATGACGTTTATAACGCCAATAATTGGAGTTAATACATTTATCAAACCTTGGCCAATTGTCGCCTTAAGCTCTTCGAAACGAAGCGATAGGACACGTGTACTATTTGCCCAACCATCTGATGTTCTTTCGAAGTCTCCTGCAGCATTAGATAACGCATTCTGTACGAATGCTAGTCGTAATGCTACCTTTTCTTGCTCTGACATCTTGGCTGTTGTTTTACCGAAGCCATTCGCCAAAGCATATTCATCAAGAGCCGATTGAGTCATAACGACACCCAAGCTCTTGAGTGATTCTGTTTCACCTGTAAATACAGATTTCAACTTAGTGAACGCCTCATCATTCGATAGGTTATAGAATGATGCCACATCACCTGTTAACGTTGTTATAGCTGAAGCCATATCGTACGATGCAGCTTCTCCGTAACCAAATGCCTGCGCCATAGAACCAAGTTGTCCCATATACTCCTTGGCTACTTTCTGCGACATGCCGATACTTGTTATTGCGTTACGTGCAAACTCATCTACACGTTTTGACATTGTAGGGAATGTAACGTCAACAACGTTTTGGACTTCAGCAAGGTCAGAGCCCAATTGAATACATTGCGATCCAAATCTCGCTAAAGCTGTAATGGCCAAAACTTTTCCGATAGTAGCACCAATAGCATTAAACCTACCGGTTAAGATGCTATCTGCCTTATTAGCAACTTTCGCTACATCTTTTTCAAGGTTGTCATTAAGCTTGACGCCTAATTCAACGGACCCTACTTCTGTTGCCATCTAATCACCTCTCATTTCTATGAAGCCAATGCCTTCATGGCTTCTTCAAGGGCTCTCATAGACTGCATATAGGACTTGCTATCGATAGGTTTCTTGCTCTGTCTTGCCTGCCACTCAGCTCGTATCCTTTTATCGCTTGCAGACATGTTCTTGATGCGTTCTTTATCCGTAGTGGATCTAACATCAACCACATGCCCTAATGGCGTATCACCATTTAATCCAGTAAGTAGAGTACAGAACTCTCCCCACTGCATTTCAGGCTCATATCTTAAACGGATTCCGTATTGCTGAGTAACTGAAGCATCGATTAAATCCCAATCCTCAAACAAGTCATAGTAAGACTCATCGTTATGCTGTGGTGTTACGAAAAGTTTTTTCCATTTCTTCAAATGACTTATCTGTAACAAGGGCCATCATTCCAATAAATAGCGATTGATAAGCTGTAATAGATAACTCCATTGCTTCAATTTCTTTAAAAGCCTCTTCTCCAAGACCTAACTTAATAGCCTTATCGATTCCATCTACTGAAGCCGCACCCTCATTAAGCAATGCATTCATCTGTAGAACTGTATTTTTGCGGTCGTCAACTTTATAAGTTTTTCCTTCCGCAACTTGTAAGAACTTAGGCTCATTTACGAGCTTTGCACTAATATCGATAATTTTTCCCATATACATTTAAAAGGGCAGCCGTCTTGACCGCCCATTCCTTTCTATTTTTTGTTTTTAAACTGCTGGAGTATAAGTTGGCTTTCCATCAGAGTTAACTGTGAACTCTAATGCTCCAACATTTGTTGAGTCTCCACCTTCAGCAGATGTGACATCCACAATCGCATTGAAGGCTAACTTCGCACCACTTACCATTGTCCATTCAAATGGAATAGTAGCTTCCTTGCCTGTCTTGAAAGCAAGAGAAGCGATGTAGTCGTTACCTTCATCACCAATGTTTCTCTTACCCTTGAATTCAATCTTCAAAGACTTGGAAGTCATCAGACCACGCTGCCAACCTTTTGTATCCATAGGATTCCAGTTTTCAATACCATTAGAGAATGATACTGAAAAAGACTCCAAATCAGCTACATTAACTTTCTTTGGAGTAGCTTTTGTGCCAATATCAAACTTGAATTCATTGTTAAATACTGGGAATACACCTGTATATTTTTCAGACATATTATTTATTTCCTTTCATAATAAATTTCGATTTCTATGACTGATTCATAGATTCCTTTATCATCCGTTCCGACGTCTTGCGGTTCCGGAACTAGCATGTTAATAAACTGCACTTTCCAATCACCTATAGTTGGATGTTTTGCATTCATGATTGTTTCAAAAAGCGTATTTGCCGCTTCATCGGTTTCCCTGGCATTGTTGTTCCAGTGAATTAATAACGATGCGCGTTTAACGTTGTAAGAGGACTTGTTTCCTAATGCTGTTATTGGACTACCAGAACTAGACAACTGATAAACACCTATCGCCTTATCAGGCTTCTGATCTAACTTACCAATATAGTAATGTTCAAATAAATTTAGTGTTTTCAACCAGTTTCTAATTTCATAAAGTCTCATTGTACTAGACATCTGCACACTCCTTTACAAACGATTCAAATCGTCTTTTTACCCAACCTGCATATTTGCCTTTAGAGGTCCACGGTTCAAACCACTTACCACCTGCATGCTCATTATTTTCTGTACGGAAGTTGTATTCCGGATGAAAATAAAGCCTACGAGCGTATGGAGTGGATGAAACCACATAAGCGTTATCAGGATTACGTGTATCATCAATAAACGTATTTTCCTGCAGGGTTCCTTTGTCAAATGGCATCACTTGCTTATCACGCACGTCTGTACGGATAGCATCAGCCGTCTTGTACAATGCCTGCCGTAATCCATCTCGCAATGTAGCAACGTTTCCGTAATGGATTCTAATCTTACCCAAGATCTACCTCACAGTAATTCACGCTACCATCAGGGTTACGTGCCTTCTTCCCAGAAACGATGGTCCTCTTCTCTCCGAAGATAATCGCCTCGCCTGTGCCAATTTCAAGCACGCTAGGGGCTACATCTCCGTTAAATAGACAAATACCCGTCAATTGTACAAACGTCTCTTTATCGGTACGTACGCGCTTTGCAGAGCCTTGATAATTGCACAAGGCATCCAACTCTACAGCTTTGACCGGTGCTCCATCTTCATCAATTCCTTCTTGATGGAAAATCAAATGAATTGGAGTCTTGCAGAACTGTGACAAAACTAAAGAGGGCCAGTTACCCATAATAGCCAAACCCTCTATAGCAAAGACCTGTCCTAAGTAGTGTTTGATACAGTTCTTCAGGCATTGCAATTCCACCTTCTACATGTAGATTCCACGCTTGGCCAAACTGCATTGAAACACCGTTAATTGCATAGCTACTTAAGTATGTTTCCAACATGCTTTCGTTTTGATAAAGAAATTCTGCTTGCCGGCATATCACCTCTTGTATAGAAGACTTACGAAAAGGGGACAGGCTATCAAAGCCCATCCCTTCGATTCTTCCTCTACAGATAGTGTTAACTTGCCGCGAAGCAATCTTTAAATATCTATCAGCATTATCCTCAGTCAAGATAATACCGTTATAGGTGTCCTTGTAATACGCTTTATCGACGTATTGCATTTACATCACCTCATTTCTTGTTGCTTTTCTTATCTGTTTCTTCGATTTCAGGCTGAATCTCCGGTTCAACAATTGGCTCAATAGGCTCAACTTGTTCAACCGCTTCTAGATCCACTTCTTTAACGAAGATTTTTCCTACTGTTTCTGCCATAATCTGTACCTCTTATTAAGCAACGTGGTGGCAATATACACCAGCCAGCTTGTTTTCATACACATCAACTAAGCCATACTTGCGGTAGCCAAAGATATAGCCGTCTGCTGTTTGGTTTTGATCAGGTGTAACAATCTTAGGAGCAACGTGCTTGTTGTACTTTAAGATTGCGGACTTTTCAACAATCATGAAGTTGATTTCCTTACCGGCTGTATTCTTTCTGAAACCACCAGCTTCTTCTCCACCAGTCTTACCATCAAGTAAATCAATTGTTGTGTAGAAACGAGCTTGTGGAACTTCTACAACCTTTGAGAACTTGTTTAGAACAGCCTTAGACTTTGTTGTGTCTAGGTCATCAATCAAGCCCTTTAATGTAGGCGTGATGTAAAGGATACGGCTTTCTGTTGGAACCTGGTCTTCATCCATCTTTGTAGATGCTGTACGTAACGCCTTAACCACAGCTTCACCAGTAGCTAATGCACCAGTTGCACTTGAAACGCCTGTCTTACCTGCTAACTTGGCAAAAGTAAATGCATCTCCTTCAGGAGCTACCTTTGTGCGTGTGAACTCTCCCATAATCTTTGGAGCAATCACATTCATTGTTTCTTCTTCATCCATGTTGTCTACATTGAATGCACGACCACGCTCATAGTTGAACTTAACAGTTTCATACTTGAACTTAACGTTGCCCTTTGTGTAGCCTTCGTTACGGTCATACTTTCCTAAACCATCCATCTCTAACTTAGGAATAACGATTTCATTCGCATTTGCTCCTTCTTTAGCTAGTTCTGGATCTGATTCTAGATCGGCTGTTAATGATGCGAGTGCATAAACCTGATCTAAGAGTGGTACATACTTCTTTGCATATTCGATTGTATTTGGCATTTAATATTCCTCCTATTTTTTAACACCAAAATTTTTGGCAAGGACATCGTCTAATGATGCCTTTGAGTTGGAGCCATCTGCTCCGATTTTTGTGAAACCTTGTGTTGTCGCTCCAGCCTGTACTTTGAAATCAGGGAAAGCCTTTACTACCTCTTCGATAGCAGCTTTAACGCTATCTTCATTAATTTCCCCTTTATCGTTTAATAGCTTGGAGCGATCAATAAGTTTTGCTAAGAAAGGTAATTTTTCAGCGCTGACACCTTCAGCAAGTTCTGAAATCTTCTTATCGATTTCAATGTTTTGAATCTGTAGCTTTAATCGCTGATTTTCTGCAAGCATGTCTGCTTGTTCTTTTTCTTTGGATTGCTTGTCAGCTTCTTTCTTATCCTTGAACTCTTTGATTGCCTTATCCATTTCATCAGCAGATACACCCTGCTCCTTTAGATACCCTTTCAGGGCAGCATATTGAGCTTGTGATCCACGCTTATCTAAAACATCAGCAATCTTGTCGTAGTCGATAGAAACGTTTGTATTTGCTCCTTGCGCGCTAGGTGAAGCACCGTTGTTATCATTTCCATCTACTGTGTTTGGTTGTGCTCCATCATCAGCAAAAAACTGAATGTGAAGCGGATACTTTAATACTTCTTTCATAGTTCCTCCTGTTTTTTGGGTGTCTCCCTTAAATCAAACACGCACAGTTTTTAAGGCATATCGTGATTGGCCATAAGAAAAGCCACTACTCTTCTGCAGTGACTTCTGTTTCTTCGGTGATTTCTTCACCTTCACTTACGATTTCCGCTACTCCGAACATCGTAAGAAGCTCAGCACGTTCTTGAGAACATTCAAATTGCTCATCAACATTCATCAGCTTATCTTGCTCTCTATCGAAATAATCCTGTGTGACTTTTACTTGCACCATTTCCCTTTCTCCTTTCATGCATGAAAAAAGCACCCTGCTCTAGGATGCTTGATAAAAGCTTATTATCTATCTTCTGAATGTAGTGCTTCTCTGAGTAGATTGAATTCTTCTTGCTCTTCTGGAGTTAGTACGACTCCTTTTTTCACAATTACATCATTGTGAATAAATTCAATTTTTCCAGAGATTAATTTACCAATAATCGGAATCATATTTTACCTCCTATCCATTTTGATTTTACCAGAGATTTGATCGTATTACAAACTTTATTGTTAGCTATACTAGAAAATGCCTCAGCTACGGCTTCGCTATCGGTATATGTAGCATATTTTGAAATATATTTACTAATAATTTCATCCGATTTATTTAATCCGCATTTTTCCAGAGCTTCATCTAATAACTCAGTCGCATATGTATGTTGATTACAGTCATTAATGATTTTTTCAACATTAGGAACTCCCACACTATCTGTGTTTATCCTAATATTGTATTTATCCTCTAACACATGGCATAACTCATGTTTCAAATAATCTTCTAATGTCTTTTTAGGCGATAGTTCCGTGTAGTTCAGTTCCGATATTTTTTCAATAGCTTTAGCATTAGAAAAATAGTTACTATTTATATTCAATACACTTCTCAAATCACTATCTAGATTCTTTGTTGACATTAAGTTTTTAAGACTCATAGGTTTGAAAAAGATTTCGTTAATCCCGTTCTTTAAAGAAGGGATTTCTTTATCTATTAAGTTATGCAAAGCTTTATCTACTCCCTGTAGCACTTCTACCGGAATATCCTTATAGTCACCTTGTAAATTCGCACCCATCATCTCCCCATCGCGTATTGCCATGAAACGTTCTTTATCGTACTGCTCTGCTTGTTTTACATACTTCTCATCAAGCCCTATTAGCTGTTGTTCTTTATCCGCATGTTCCTTAATTTTGTCTTCACTTAAAGAGCCGACCTGTAGTCTTCTTTCACGCTGGATCTGATGCTGTAGGTAGTGATGCTCTTGCGAGCCTGGTGGATTCTCATATGTCGGCTGTCTTGGATCACCATCATCGTCGTTATCCATACCAGGATAATAAGTGCTTAGGTGATGTTTACAGTTTGGATGGAATAAGCCACCAGATATAGCCGTACTTAACAAAGGTAAGTTAAGTTCTTCAGCTTCTTCTGGTGTTCCTCCACTATACACATCATCGACATACACGCGGCCCTGCCATGGTTGGCAGGTTTTAGAACACATACCATACTTTGACACCTTGACCGTATGTACACCTAACTCCTGACGTTTAGCACCGTCTGCATACATGCCAATTCGCTTATTTGTTGTACGTAGTGACATCTCTGAGTATGTTGCCATATTGACGTGTCTGCCACCTTTGTACACAACGCAATTAATTCCTCTAGTAAGAAAATCATTGCTGGCCATATCAATCGCTTTATCAAGTGTTCCTGCGCCACTTGCTAAATATGTTTGAGCATTGTAAATGACTTTGCGATACTCATCGTTAGCTTTACGCAGCATTGCGTGCTCAGCCTTTACTAGATCACCGGTCGTTGCTTTAACTAAAGCCTGCACCTTACGGGAATGCACTCCAAAGAAGTTTGTTTCTTTTTGACCAAGAATGCTATCAAGAAATTGCTCATTGATTGCTTTGAATTCTGAAGAAAAAAGTCTTGGATTCTTCTTTTTGAATTCCTCCAAAGATTTTAATTGCTCTGCCTGCCATCTAGACCAGGTAAAGCCATATTTATTTTCTTCTTCATTGTGCCTTTTCCAATTTCGTTTCATAGATGAAATCAGTTCAAGCTCAATGCGTCTAAATGCTTCAGCAATATCGTAATCCATTAACTAAACATATCCATATCTGCAGGCACATTCGGCTCAGGCAGCTGCACAGCACCGCTTTCTTCAGCAATACGTTGTGCTTCTTCATCTTTCCAAGCATCTTCTTTAGATTCGCCATACATCTCATCAAGCGCTGTTCTAATTGACATAACACCACCTTGCTTAGCTTTAGTGACAGTTTCGACAACAGCCTCAAACGATGGATTTGCATACTCACCGAAATCAACATTCACATCAAGATCAAGTAATTGTGACAAGCCCTTATTAGTCATTCCGTCTTTCGTCATAAGCACACTTGTTATTAGCTTAGGAACCATCTCTGTAAAGGCTTCAATGATTGCGTTTCTTGTATACAGTGTTGTTTTCTCTTTTTCTCGCTGTGCCTCAGCATTCTCTAACTTCTTTGTATCAATGCCTAATGTTGACGGGCTAATCAAGCCTTGTAGGCATAGGTCCAAATAAGTAATGTAGCTCTGCAGATAGTTCTCTGTTGGAATTGAAGGCTGCACAACGCTGATTTGCTGTTTTGCATCCTCACCAATTGCGTTACCTGTTTTGATGAAACGGTCATCAAAGTCATTTGGTAGAAGGTCCATTCCATTAGCGCCTTTAGGCACTAACGAATCAGGAATATACTTTGCCGCACGCCCTGCTCTAACTGCATCTGCCCATTGCGAAACAACCTCATCCAGTGCATCGTATGAATCCTTTTTCTTATCAAAAATTGACTCACCGCGACCTTTGTACATTGTTGATTCAAAAATCGAAAAAGGGATTGCCATCATAAAGCTTCCCTTTGTTTTTGTTTCCTCGTTATACCCACCAAACTGCACGTCTACTAGGTCCTTTGTTTCTTCCAGCTCGTACAAGTCTGTCTTATCTAAGCTGTATCCATTCACGTGAAATAGCTCGTACTTAACATAGCCATACCCGTAGCGTTCCTTTAGTAAATACTTACGTGTTGTGCCTTCTTGAATTTTAATCGTCTTGAAAACAATCTCCACTAATCTTCCACGCTTGTAGATTAAATCAATCTTATCTCCTGGATAAAACTCAATGATTGGCTCATCTGAAACATCGCTATCAACTGAAATTTTGAAAGCGCCATCCCCAACATACAGAGTATCTTTGATTGCTTGCTTGAATAATTTCTTTAAATTATTATCATCTGCAATCTTCTGCCATTCGTCATTACGCTCATTGACTTCGATTTTATTCAAATCACGAATAACAATATCTGTTAGCACTCTTACCGTTAATCCTGGCAAGCCTGTATGAATCTTGTGAATAGGTGTAGACGGCGTTGCTCCCCAGAATGTTGCATTCTTATTGCCAGCGCCCTTTATTTGCTTATAGAGCGCCGATAATTCTGCTGGCTGACCACGCATCCATACTCGGTTGATTCCTGCGTTAAATTCATAATCGTAGGCTTCATCAATCGTTACACCTTCTCGATCAGCAGGTTTTATTTCAAGCCATGATTGAATAGCTTGCTTGATGTTCATTCCAATACCCATTGGTTACTTTCCTCCAATTCCTATTTCTCTCTTAAATGGCAGCCATGCATACTGATTTGCATTAATCGTGTGATCGTTACCATCTTCAGGTTCATATTTGTTTTCCTTCCAGCTATATACTTCCAGCTCATGTATGTGATTCTTGCAGTGGTCTAATACCAGGTAATTACCTTTAGCAATCCAGCCCAGCTGTAGGTTGATGCGGTCGATAATCTTCGTTTTCTTGTATGCCGGTATCACCTCGTAGATGCTACCATTCAAGCGTTTGTATTTCTGCCATTCTGTAATGGTCGCTTGATCGGCCGAATCCAAGAACATGTACTTTGCGTATCCCCACTTCTCTCGATTTCGTTCCGCAAAGTCAACTAATCTTTGTACTGTGTCGCTTGGAGCAATCGGAATCTGCAAATCTGCATTGTTGTAAACTTCTTCATCAAGTGTTACCAACTTGCCATCAACAGTTATTCCTTGGAACAACATCGCAATCGTATCAGGCGACTTTTGCGAGTAAGCTGTATCGATACCTACCGTGAAAACCTTAAAGGCTTTCCTGAGCTTGTCTTTGCCACCTATTTGAGCGATTAATCGCTCGCATGTAATAACATTCGTCTTACGCTCAAAGTTGCTAAAAACAAGCCCTGTGGCTCTTCCACGAAGCCCTTTGATTTTATTCTTCCAAAGCTTCGTACCAACAGGCACAGATTCGATGATCTGCTTTTTCTTTTCTGCAGATAATCCATAGTTATCATCAAAATTAAAAAACCAGTGTATCCAGTTTGGATGCTCCGGTTCGCTTAGGTCGTTTAGAATCTCTTGCGGCGTTTCCTTTGTCCATTTCTGAATGGGACGACAACGGTTGATGTACTCTTTGTATACAGGGAGCGATGGGTCATCAGGGTTCAATGTCATCATGGTATAGTCTGCACGCATAATAGACTCACGTACAAACTCCATGTTAGCTGTATTTACCTCATCGATAAGTAAGCATCCGTACTGACCACCTAATGCATCCTTCCACTTCTCTTTTGTGGAATAGCCAACGATAAAGACAATCTTGTCTCCAGTTGTGGCATGCACGATCAAGTGCGGCATCTTGTACTCTTTGGAGCCATTGCCTCGATACTCAACCAAATCCCCGAAGTCATCCAAAATACCAAGGTCTTTGTTAATCAGGTTCTTTTCTACCGTACCTGTATCATCACCTGCGATGATGTGAAGCTTCTTAGGGGATTGCCAAACCTTCAAGATGAACTTATAAACTCCAACGGTTGTCTTACCTGCAGCAGTTGAGCCTTCAAGTGCTTCTAGTTCTGCATCATACTTTAGAAATGCTTTGAACTTAGGTGATAAGATTAATCGCAAATCGCTCATTCTTCATCAGCAACCTTCAATTGTTCGATTACATCATCAACCTTAGACTGCTTTGTTTCTAGTCCACCCGATAGTTCGACTTTCTTTTGGAACATGCCTAGATGTTCGCCTATTAACTTCAAAGCCGTATTAGCTCCTTTACTGTCAAAGGTAAACTCAGCATCAGAATCAACATACGAGTGTGATTCTGAATCCCACACTTTAACCGGAGTAGCTTGCATACATCTGTTTTTAACTTCAATAAGGTCTTTAAGTACATCTGCAGCAGTCACCTTAGCCTCTTGAGCAATCTGCTCTTTCAGTTCACGCACGTACGCGGCAACGTTAGCATTTGCTAGCAGTCTACTAGAATTAGCAGATGCTGTTCTATCGCTTTTACAGTTGGCATATACTAACTTGTAAGCACGTATTGCATTGAGATCGACCACATACTCTTCACAGAAACGCTTTTGCTTGTCTGTTAATTTCTTCATAGGCTTGCTCCTTTCTAATCGTCATACACACATTGGAAACTATCAGCCGGAAAGCTAGTACATGGAAAGCTTAAACACAAAAGGAGTACTTATATGAATAGTTTTAGGGTGATTTCAAATGTTAAGCTGATAGCTTCGAATGTGCATACGAAAAAAAACCACAAGCATTTCTGCTCATGGTTTTCGCCTACGCCCATTATACACCTAAAAGTCATGGGACATGTCCCAAAATTAAATTAGTCATCAAAAAGAGTAGGTTGTTTAAAATCGCCCTGTTTATATTTGCCACATGAGTAGACCTTAACTACTCTGAATGTTCTTTTTGTATTGGCTAAAGGTACGCCATCTTGATCAGTTCTAAAGCACACCTCTAAATCAACATCCATGTCTATCATAGAGGTAAATTCAACATACTTCTGGTGCACAGCATTTAAGAAATCTTCATCTTCTATATCTGCTTTTACTACCTCTCCACTGAAAACCAAATCCCACTTGGTCTTATTATGAAGGTCAGGCTTTATAACTTTTACAATCGTACGATAATTAGAAACTTTTTCTTGCACATTATTTTCTAAATTTTCCACATCAATAGGAACCGAAAGACGTTTGAACATATCTTGAGGAATCGAAACTTCTCCATCATCTCCAAAATCATAGCTTAGATATGTGCGCCGACCATCTTTTTCAACGGCTCTCATCGTTTCAGATAACGATTTCTCAAGTTGTGAATCATGCGTATATACGTTATAAGAATAATTATTGATTGTTACAGTTGAATTGTCATGTGCTTCTACCTTCACATTATTGCCAATATATTCAACAGATTTAGGCTTTTCGCCACCTAATATTTTTTTGAGTTCTACTGCTTCCTTTAAAATGGTCAGAATGGTAGGAACGGCTGCAACCAAAGGAGAAATGGCTGTCATAATTTCCTGTACCTCTTGAATCACAACGACAAAGCTTCCCTTTTCAACATTTTTAACAACGAATTTACAATATTGTTCCTCTTTTACAGTTTTATCAGCTATAACTTTTAGCGCTGTAACAGTAGAACTTAATGTGTTCGTCAAAGTTTCCAAATCGATATCATTGTCTCCACCAATGCGAATCTTCATACTTTCAGTATTCATTATCATCACCTTAATATGCTTTTTCACATTATCACCCACTTTCAAATTAATTTCAACAGTATATCATCTAACCGCCTAGACATAGTACTCTTTCCGTTGTACATATTTTGTGCCAACTCCCTTAAAGTTTTCTTGTACTTATAGCGTTGCTCAATAAGCTTCATATCTACCTCATCCAACTTATTTAACTTCACTTGCACGCGATTGATCAAGTAAAACAAGTCTTGCTTTTGCTTTATAAGTTGGTCCTGTTCCTGGAATAGTTCAAGCATATTGATATCGCTATAAATCCTAGTTCCCTTCTGGTACTTCGCTTCATCCGGACTCATAATCCTAGGACTACCAATCGAAGTTAGCTGAGTGTCAATCTCAGCAATACGCTCATTAACCTCTTCAAGCTGTTTCTTATATTCGTAGTGATTTCTTAACTCTCTATCAATCACCTGCAGCTCATCTCTGTATGGATCTTCGTAGTTCATTTGTTGTCCTCCTTCAGCCTCTTCTGCAGGCTGTTTCGCTTTACTTGTAGCTCGCTTAATTGAATCACCGACTTACTAATTTCTTGATCCTCAGACAGTCCGTAATGATGTTGTGCGACAGTTTGTGCTCTTCGCGATAAGAGTGCTAGATTGCTCAGTTCCAAATTTTCTTTATTCTTATCCAAAAATGTTACAGTGTAGTCCTTTGGAATAGGACCATTGGCTTTTTCCCATATAAGTCTATGTGTCAGTTTCCACTTATTTGGTTCAGCCACTTTTGTTTGGAAGTAACCATCCGTGTTTTTGACAGTTGTTCCTACTGGAAGATGATTCTTAGGACAATGCCCTTTTTTAAATCTAGTCTTCTCGCTGTTTGGAATTCTGAAACTGTGATCGCCCTTGTGTTTGTCAATTCTGCCCTTTTCGAACCAACCAGTTAAGCCACTAGAAACTTTATGATTTTTCTTCCAAGTTTTTAACTGCTGTGGTTTTCGTTGCTCCCCAAAGTGTTCATTAAACTTATTGGTCAGTTCTACGTTTCCAGTCCCCTTAGCATTGTCATAGATCCATTGTTCTTGTTCATCAGTGAATACTCTGTTACTTGGCTTCATGAGTTTTACTCTCTAAAAGCATGTCGGGAATCTGCACAGTATCACGTCTTCCCCATTCCATCTGCGTCTTCGTTGCTTCCAATGCTGTCTTTGCATTATTGACTAGTACGCTTCCTACCTTTGTGATTGCATCAGCTCTTGCTATCTCTTTTTCAAGCTCTTCCTGCGTTAGATCCTCATCGCCTAGTCTTTCCAGTTCTGCGAAAAGGTGATTGTTCAAATCCATTAGTGTATTTCTTGGCATTTCATTAGCCCTCCTAAAGTTTATTTCTTCTTTCCATGAATGCTTGTTCGATTAGACCTTTTACAGTCTCGACTGCTTTTATCTGTTCTTCGTATGGGTCACGTCCATACATTTTTTTCTTTGCTTGAAGAAGTGACAATTCTGTTTTGAATATTTTTCTAAGGTCTTCTATTGAAAAAATCGGTGTTTCAATAGCCTCAAATACATTCATCATTATGTAGCAACACCTCTACTATTCGCTTGAACTTTTGTTCCATCAGAAATAAATCAAAGCTGTTTATATCTGTGTGTTGATTGTTTCTCATTGCTTTCTTGGTTGCTTCGATTTTCTCGTATAGCTCTCGACCTTGGTCTTTTAGTTTTTTAAGTTCTTTATACTGAATCATCTATCTCCATCTCCTGCTGATCTTGCTAGGCTCGTTACAACAATTCCGAAGAAATAGCCTAGTACAAAACATACTGCTCCTGTTAAAAACATTATTCCTCACTCCAATCTAGTGCTTGTCCGCAACATGGGCAAAAACTAAGCCAATATGGTCTAAGCATTGCTTGTCTTGTTCGTTCAAGTCCGAACGCACGGTGACAATTAGGACATAAACCGTTATGAATTGTGATTTCAGGTTTTTTCGGTGTAGCCTTTTCCACCAATGATTTCAACAAATTCCAATCTTTGGTTGGTGCCCATCTATTTACGCAGTTATTCAATGCTTCTTGGTATTTATTCATAGCCCCAACTCCTCTAAGGTGTATTCCTTGTAGGCTTCCATTCCTTTATACATTGTGCCTTTCTCAAAGCATGGGAATGCCATAACTGTATCCCCATCAGAAATTTGTAATTGTTCACATTCTTCAAAACTTGCTTTCTCAATAGTTTCCACTTCTTCCTTAAACGGCTTAATTACCGCGGATAAATAAGCCTTTTCTTTATCTGTAAGAATTTTTGGATCGTACTCTTCTTCTAGCCATGCATTATATGCACTTGTACCAGTTTCTGTTGGTGTCAGTTCCTTTGAAAAAATACTTTTTTTGTGACGTTTGATTTTTACAGAAAAATATCTTCTTTCAGATGTTTGCGGTGTCCACTCTATTTTTAATGTATTCAAATCATATTTTTCTTTATTCTTCATTATTCCTCTCCTACTTTCTTGATTTCTATCATTACTCCAGGATGCCAAGTCCAAATCTTGCTTAGGTTCAATTGAACGATGTTCTTGTCATCTTTGAAAAATCCCAGTTCCTGCATTACGTCCTGTAGTATCTTGTTCGCATTATCTAAATCAGGTTTATTCGTACACGGCTCACCATTTTTGTGTTTACCTGCAGGAAATCCCCAGATGATACTCAATGTGATCGGACCGTCAATTGGTTTATTAGGGACGTGTGTAGCTAGATGAGCGCGATACTTGTTTCTTGCATCGACTGCGCTGCTATTTGCATAAATAGTCTTGGTCTTGAAGTTGACCTTTTTTTGTTGCGCTGTAGTAGTCGGTGGAATCATTTGTAAAAATATCTGCATTGTTATTTTTCATCCTTCTGATTTATCTCACTTTGAATTTCTATATCTCGAATGATACGACTAGCAGTTTTATGTGAAATCGTCGGATAGTACTGTTGTAGTATTGCTTTTAAATCATCAAGCGTGATTTTCAATTTCATTTTTCATCCTCTTCTTTCTGCTTAAAATCAACTCCTTGCCATTGACCAGTCTTTGCATTGTATTCGATTAGTTTATTTTTAGGACTACGATTAGCCGCAAAGTCAAAAACTTTTTGTAATATTTCAGGTTGTTGAATAAGCCATTTAACGACTTCACTCTTTTTTATATCAAAGTCCTGATTAGGCAATTGATGATATAAAGATGGCATAGATTTTATAAAATTTAATTTTTCAGTTTCTTTCAGCTTTTTATTTCTCATTTTTTCTCCTATCTCATGCGCGTTAGAAATTAGTGCGTGTGTAGTCTGATCGGGAAAGGGCGAACTCATAGCCCTTCCCGTCATCGACATATGCACATTTCTTTTCCGACATCACGCTTTCAATGTCGACTAAAATATATATAAGTATATATATATTTCGGCGACACCTTTTTTCGACACCTTTTGCTGTCGGATTCTTAGTGTCGATTTTTTATTTTTGTACACTTGACACTATGTCGAAACACTTAATTTTCGACACCGACACTACCGCTTTTTCTTACCACTAAGCTAGGTGTATTTTTACCTGTTGTAATGATTTCATATTGACCAGACATGCTTATCCAATCTCTCAGTGTGTTTCTTGCTAATCCGTTCAGTTCTTTTCGTAACATCACCATTGTTATTTCTGAGTTGTTAGCTTCTAAATTACTGAATGCCAAATTTAAACGTGTAATCTTTTCGTTAAATTCTTCCTTTCTCCTTTTTTCCTTTTCATCGGAGTTTTTATTTTTATTATTTTTGTTTCTCCATCCTGACGCTTCTTCATCAAGTGGTATATCTGCAAGCACTCCTGTCGTATCAACTGTATGAATCGGATAGTTGAACCATATGTCAGTTTGCTGCGGCTTAGGAAATTCTCTAAGCGTCATATCAACGCGCCAAGCTGTCATTTGTGATGCCTTTAACTCCGCTTGTTGTGTAATGATTTCAATCTGCTTATCATTGAGTTTTTTCTTGATTGTCACAGAATCATACAAATGGCCACCCATCTGTTTTCTGCTCATAAAATCATCATACGGAATTGTTTCGTAGTATTCTGGACTGTATTGCTTTATGACTCTTGCCCATTCATCACATACAGCTTTGTTTATCTGCTGTTCTGTTACACCATCGTTTAATGGTATCTGTATGAGGTCTATCATTGCATCCGGATCACGTGCGAATACTCCTGAGCCACTGGCTCTATCCATTGACTTCTTGCTACCCTGTGAGCCTTTTGAGTGATGGTGACAGTAGATAACAGCACAGTTTAATGCACTGGCAACTTTGTCAAATTGGTTTGTAAACTTGGCCATTTGCTCGGCACTGTTTTCATCGCCTGTAATGACTTTATAGATTGGGTCAATGATTACTGCGATGTAGTTCTTTTTCTGTGCGCGTCTGATTAACTTAGGTGTTAACTTGTCCATTGGGACAGCATTACCACGCAGATTCCATATTTCTACATTTCTTAGGTTTGGTCTTTGAATTCCTAACTTTTCGTACACATCTTTAAATCTGTGTAAGCAGCTGGCGCGATCCAATTCCAAATTTATGTATAGAACTTTACCTTGCGCGCAATCCCATTTATTAAGCCACTTACAACCCTCTGCAATCGCAATCGTTAACTCAATCAATGCAAATGATTTACCAGCTTTAGATGGCCCAGCAATAAGCATCTTATGACCTTGTCTAAGTACGTCATTGATTAAGCATGGTGCTAACTCAGGAAGATTGCTCCAATCATCTTCAAGGCTCTCTGGATCAGGTAAATCATCGTTAATTGATTCGATGTATTCTACCCAATCATTCCAGGACTCCTTACCGATGTTTGTTGCGATGAGGTACTGTCGATTGTTGCCACGCTCGAAGCCAGGCATTCTACTTAAACGGCTTGGGTTCTTGGTTGATGTATCCACATCCAATCCGTTCTGTTTGCATACTTTGAACAAGTAATCTACTCGTCTTGAGTATTCCTTTTCATTTGATGCTTCAATGCGTACGATGGCATGAATGCTCTTGTTGCCTGAGTGAACTAAAGCTGCAATCGGTAATTCTAGCTTTGTCATGAGCGAGTACTGCATGTCGATATTTTGAGTGTCCGATTCAACCAGTGCATATTTGAAATCTGTGATATTGTCGATCTTGCAGCCGCCACCATCCATAGGATTAAAACTAATCCATGCGCCACAATTATGGTCGTAATCATAGAACACATCTTCAATCCTTTTAGCATGGTCCAATTCATCCATTAATCTACCGGCAGTTCTGTCATAGTTTCTTTGACCAGGATGATACTTACCATCCTGATCTTGGAAACATTTGACGCAATATGCCACGTGGTCATTAGGTGCGTAGATTACTGATAAATACTTTCTAATATCTTCAACTGGATTCCAATTCTTGACTTCAGGTAACTTCTCATAATCCATCATGCTCTTATCGATGACACGATAGTTAAATTCAACAGTTTCACCGTCAAACAATTCACGCGCACCACCTTTAATGATTGGCTGATAATCTGCAGAAATATACCCATTTTCACTTGCCATCTTAAAGATGGTATTACCGGTGATTCCGGTATTAATAAATGAATCCCATTTCTTTTCGCATTCGCCTGCGTGATATCGACTACCATCCTGTGATGACCATCTATCCCATACGTCTACTGAAGCACCTTCATATTTCAGAGCCATGCCTATATTGCACCACTCTTGGTAGTTCAATAAGCTTGGATCTATATACTCAAGTGCGGCACTTAAATCTTCTAATCTATCTTCCATATACTAATTTCCTTTTGGTGTATATTCTGCAGGGTTAACTCCTGACGGTATTCTCCAGTTGTTAGCAGAAATGCGTGCAATCATATTATTTGCATCAGTGAATTCCCATGTACCTACATGTGCGAATCCGCGTCCTTCTAAGAAACGAATTTGTTTAGGCGTAGATAGTCCAGCATCACGACGTTTCTGCAATCTATCCATGATCAACGCTGCCTTTCCGGCATTCTCGATTTCATCGGCGAAGATTCCGAACTTCTCTAATGCATCTTTTTGTTTCTTGCTGACTGGTGCCATTTCCCATCCAAATGAAGGAGTATATCCAGTTAAGTCTTCAGCTTGAATACTCATTTCAAACTGTAATGGATCTACTAGTTTCCGCTTGCGTGTCTTCATTTCTTCGAGTTGCGCTTTTAGAGCTTCTTCTCTTTGTGCTTGTACATCTGAAGATGCTTCTTTTTCTGCTTCTTCAATATCTTCAGGGCAACCGCTTTCCGCAAGATTTTCGGTCATCTTTTTGGCCACTTCTTTATCCGTACAGATGATGTCTGCAGGTCTACAGAGCTCATGTCTTTCAGACAGCCATAGGAAGTCCAGGATAAGCAAATCTTCTTTCCCTGGAGAAAGTCTCGTTCCTCTTCCAACCATTTGACAATAAAGGCTTCTAACCTTTGTTGGACGTAACACAACTATGCAATCTACATCAGGACAATCCCAGCCTTCAGTTAGTAACATTGAGTTACAGATAACGTTGTACTTGTTATCGCTAAAGTCTTTGAGAATCTGTTCGCGATCATCTGAATTACCGTTTACTTCTGCAGCTTTAAATCCGTGATTTATCAAAATGTTTTTGAACTTTTGCGATGTAGCGATCAACGGAAGAAACACAACTGTCTTTCTATCCTTACAGGCTGTTTCCATTTCCGTAGCAATCTGCTCAAGATAAGGATCTAGTGCAGTGCCTATTTCATTCGCCGAAAAATCACCTGCAGTAACTGACACGTTGTTCATGTCAATTTTGAGTGGAACGGTTTGCGCTTTAATCTTGCATAGGTACCCTTCTTTGATTGCCTGTACGATTGAATACTCATACGCTAATGATTGAAATAGACTGCCTAATTTGCGCATATCAGAGCGTTCTGGTGTAGCAGTGACACCTAATACATTTGCTTGGTCAAAGTGCTCTAGAACGCGTGTATAAGTGTCTGAAACTGCATGGTGTGCTTCATCAACAATAATTGCATCAAAATAATCTTTATTGAACTTAGCAAGGCGGCTAGGTCGCATAAGTGATTGAACGCTACCGACCACAACACGATTCCATGTACCTAGACATGACTGGTCTGCTTTTTCTACAGCACATGTGAGTCCTGTCATTCTGTGGAGTTTATCTGCAGCTTGATCAAGTAGTTCGCCACGATGTGCCATTACTAGCACTCGCTTGCCTTCTTTAACTTGATCCTCAATTACTTTTGAGAAAACGACCGTTTTACCACAACCGGTAGGAAGAACGAGCAGAGTGTTCTTGACTCCGCTCGCCCATTCCTTTTCAATTGCCTGCCTTGCTTGTTCCTGGTACGGTCTAAGCTCCATCAGAAGCGACCGTTAGACCAGTTTCCTGCGTTAGGTGTAGGGTTGCCAGCTGTAGGCATTGCTTCAAGCGGTAACATCTTCTTGATATTGTTATATTCGCTCTTGCCATCACTGCCCTTGCGGTGACTAATTTCAGCACGTCCGCGCTTCCCGATGATTACTTCTTTTCGCCAATCAAATGTGATCGGCTCGCCTTTCTTATGCATGCCTACAGCATCGTAAAATGACGCAATCATACCTAAGCAGCCTTGATTATTAAACATGTATAAATTGTGCTTTAAATCAACATCGCTACCATCTGTTGGATCCTTAAAACGTAATGTTAGGATAACTTGCTTGCATGGTCCGATTTTTCCTGAACTCTTCGGACCAGGTTGATAACGTGTTTCATCTAAGTCAACTACCGTGAAATCATAAGTCCCTTCCGGAAGTAAAACGTACCCTTTGTCATAGTCTCCTAAATCTGCAGCAGAGACTGTCATTCCATCCATCAATTCTCCACTCTGTTGTTGTGGTGCTGCCTGTTGGCCATATGCAGGTTGTGCATATGGATTTTGATAATTGTTGTTATACTGTGTCATTTTCTTTATCCTCCTATGTTAAAATGGCAAATCTCTATCTGTTTGAATCAATTCCATTACTGCTGGCCATGCTCCAATCAAACATCCTTGAATAAATTCAGGATCATAATTCTTGATTGGTGTATCTTTTGTAAAATATCCCTTTATCGA